GGTCTGCCGCCGCACGGACTATCGGTTTGTCATTCACAAGTTTCTCCCAAGCGAGATATCCCATGCCACCACCCATTACCGCTGTTTTGGTAGCATTTCCCAATCCTACAAGTGTGCGTTGGGGATGCACAAGTGCTCCTCCGATACTGCGTGCCGTAGTTTGTGTTGCCGAGTGGTTGGCTACTTTTTTGCCTATACCTAAGATTGTTGACCATTTTCCCATTGTCGTGTTGATTGTGTTTATATGATTCCTTTGATTGTTTTGTTATCGGTTTCCGCTCCGTTTCCATCGCCGCATGGCAGCCTGCACGATTCCAGCCTTGTCCGTCGGTCTGGGTCGGCTCCCTTCGTCAATCTCCGCCCATACGTCAACAAACGAGGTATATTTCACGGCGAGTGCCAGATGCTTCAGCTTCTTGTTCATCCGTTTCAGCTTGGGGCGTATGGCGAATACAATCTCCATGCGCTGCTTCTCCGTCATTTTCGTGTTGTTCATACACACCTGCCGGATGTCGTTCACGATTTCCACGCTTCCCAATATCAAGTCACGGTAAATTTGGTTCCTCCGGGGTGTCAGTGCCACGGCAAAAGCCCCTTCAGCGTGTTGCCTAAGTTGCTTCGACAAGTCTCCCATGTTGTCCGACAGCCGTCCTATCTCGTGGTAGAAGCCATAGATTTGTGCCGCATAGCACACGATATCCCGGAACGAATCAAGATAGTTGTTGAATGTCCGTTGCAAATCGGTCGTGCCTTCCACTTCTTCCCGCATCCAGAGATGTCCGGTTGTCTGCATCAGCATCGCCTTTTCCTGGCTTTTTAGCTCTTTCTCCGCCTTGTTGGTGTAGCCTAATATCATCCCGGCCAGTGTCGGGTCAATCTGTGCCTCCACTTTCGCCGTCCCTGCCAATAGCAGCAGGATAAATCCGATGTAATATCCAAGCCATTTCTTCATGTGCTCTTTCTTCTTACGTTAATACCTCGCCGCTTTTGCCGCCCGTTTCCACCGGTCTAAGGCAAGGTGCGCTATCTCGCTGTTGTCCCGGTCAATCATTCCGGAGGTGATGTTGTTCCACACGTCCATCATCGTATAGTAGCGGATGCTCAGACATAGTTTGTTCAGTTTCTTGTTGAATGCGCCTAATTTATCGGCCAACGCCCACATCGTTTCACTCCGTTCCGCACCGGTCAGCATATTCTGCGGCCCTCCGGTGGCTACGGCATTCCGCAGCAGCGTATAGACCGTCACCAGTTCCGTGGCGGTCTCGATATACAGGTTGTTCATCGACAACGTGGCGATGACGCCCAGCGGATTATCGCTTACAGCCTTGTGTAGCCTGCCCAGTGAAATGAAGATGCGCACGCCGTCCTCATACAACGTGGTGGCGGCTTTCAACGAGGAAGCATACCCGCTGGCCGTTTGCAGGTAACTGCTGTATTTCCGTTCCCATTCATGGATTTTATTAAACTCGGCGGCAATGGTATTCTGCAAGGCAGCCGTGCGCAGTTGTCCGTCCGTCTGGCTCTCTATCTCTCCATTGATAGCCTCATTTCCTTCGGCAAGTGCCATCCACTCCAGTGGATTGGTCTGTACATATTGTGCCACTGCATACTGTACCCACAGAATGCTCATAAGCAGTAGGAGGCTAGCGGTTTGTAATCTCATAAATACCCTTTCGTTGTTTATTGGTTTCCACCCGTTCACGGATATGACCGACAAGATTCGTCCGGTATTCCACGCCGTATATATCCAGTTTGGGGGTCATGCGGTCTCCCGAATACACGCTCACAGTTTTCAGCCCGGTCAGTTGTTGCAGGAAGCTGCGGTGTTCCCTGAAGTCCACCACACGGTACAGCTCCATGTAGTCGCAGCTTCGGCTGAACACGCCATGCCGGTAGATTATCTGTTCGCTGCTGATAAGGTATTCGGTACGGCGCAGGTAGATGAATCGGTACAGTAGATAAAGGCTGCACAACACAGAAACTCTCAACAGCATACCGCTACCGATAAGGTTCTCTATCCCGGCACAGCCGTATCCGGCAAGGCAAAGCAGGAGCAGGGGCAATTCATCAATGGCAAATTGCATGGAACGCGGTCGGATGACAAGGGTTCCGTAGTGGGCGGTCTGCATAGGCTTCATGGGGATTATCGGTGAAAACGGGGTTGGTATTCTTCTCTTATGCCCGAAAGTGAGTTGGTTATATCCGTTTCCAACCGGGCAAGTTCTTCCTGTATCTCATACATCTCCTGAAAGCCTTTATCCGGCATTCCTTTGTCATTGACTTCAAAAGACTGCACGACTTTCTCTGCCCGCTCAATCCGTTTGCGTACAGCTTCATGGTCTGCTTCATCATACAGGCCGGTACGGATATGTTCGGGATTGATTTCAGGCAAATCGGACAAGGCGCGGTTCAGGGTAGCCCTGCCACTGATTTCCCAATCATCAAGTTCCTTTTCTTCCGTTTCCATCCGTTTGTCAAGCAATTGGTCGTTCCAGTCCTTGTAACCTTCAGCCGTCGGCTCATAGATGATGTTTCCCATGGCAGGTGTGCCGGACCGGGATAGCATTTGTAGAGCTTTGGAGATAGCGTGCAGGTCGTTTTCCATTTTCTCCAATTCCTCCTTGTTTGTCGCACCGTCAGTACGGCTGATTTCATAATTGTCCCTACGGTTCATATACATCTCCTGCAAATATCCGTCACCCATTTCCATGTATTTGAGAACTGCATCTTCCAAATCAGGCTTCAAAGCATTTATGCCCAAACTCACTGTCACTTTCTTGAAGTCAAACGGTTCCATTGCTATTTCATGGCGTTGATAACCCTCGCTGCAATCTTGCACGATTAAATTCCCGGCTTTCGACAGGTAACTGGAGAACTCCCTTCCGGCATGGGTCAGCGCAAAATTGATAGCGAATACCTGTCCGGCACGGTCACGGTCAAAACAAAGATGATGTGTGGCAGTTGGTGTCTCTGCAATCATCCCTTTGAATTGTTGCTGGCTCGGCGACCCTCCGGTGGAGACAAACACTGAATCCTCCATATTCAGTTTGCTTGCGTTCAACTGGCAAAAAGCCATCGCATCGAGCGCACTCTCAAACCAATACACGTTCCTCACCTCCGGTAAAGCCAGGTGCCCCGGATTGCCTATCCATATTCCTTGCGTGGCATTGCTTCCGGCAGCCATACCCTTATACACCATTTTTCCCTCTTGATTCGGGCGGCTTCGTTCCTCCAATCCCACTTTTTCGTCTGGCTTGCCTGGTAAGACCAAAAGAAACGAGAGATTGGTATATCGCTTGCCGTCCGTCCGTTGCTTGGTGGTCAGGAAGAAACTGTCGGCAAACAACCGTTGGGTGGCAAGGTTGATGCCACGGTTCTTGAAGTAGGGATAGAATTTCTTCTGGCTCTCCCAATTCCCCCGATCGAAGCTTTGCCATTCGTAATCGCCGGCATTGAAGGGGCTGTTATGTTTCTCCGGGTCTAATACACGAGTATTACGTTCCGTCATGGGTTGGTTCAGCAGGCGGTTGCATACAAGGTTTACCAGTCTGTCCTTCGACATCCCCGGTGTGTATTCAGCAAAAAAATGCGGATGTTCTTTGATAAAGGATATGATGTTGTAGTTCCGTTGCTCCGGCGGTTGGAAACAGCAAAGCCCGTTTCGGGTGACAATGAATTTGTCACCACGAATGCGGCGGCCATTGCTGTCCAAGCGCACGTAAGAGGGATAGCGGATGCCGTCCTTCCGGTTCAGGCGGTAGCCGGCATCCTGCAACACCTCCTGGATGTTGATGCGTTGCTTGAAATCTTCGTAGGTCAGTTCCGACATATATAAGGTGTGTTTGTGTTATGTTCTTTTTATTTGGTTACATCCCGTGGCGTATTTCATGACGGATATGTTCATTCACCGCCGCCTCGAAGTTGCGTGCGGCCACATCCATAGGCGTATCCACTCCCGGCTTGAAATAGGGACGTGGCGCAGGCCCGTGGTGGTGATGTTCGGCGAATACTACCGGTCTTGAATGACAATGGTGGTCATGCTCCAACTCAGCAGCCACCGTTACGCCGGCAAGCAGGGCGGCACCGATTTTCACTCCCAACGGAGTCCGGTCTCTTGATTTCATATCCACCTCGCCGAACACTTTGGAGAACAGTTTCAGGCGGTGATAGTCATCAATGGCCATAAACTTGTCGTATTGCTTCTGCGTAATCTCGTGGCTTACCCGTTCGCCGTCGATAATGGCGGTCATCTTGTATGTTCCCTCTTGTCCGGACGGCTCCACACGGATGTCGTCCACTGTCACCTCCCTGCCATGTCTTCCTTCCCGGTACCAACCTTTATCGGGACGGATTACCGAAAGGTCATTGCCGTCCATCACCACACCGCCCCTTGGTAATCCCTCCCGCAGCCCTTGTTCCGCTTCCACCGATATACCGTTGGTGGTTCTTTCTGCCTGTTGCTGTCCGGTCAAGAGCTGCCGGTTCAGATCCTCCAGCACTTCCGGGTGCAAGGGCAGGTTCACTATCTCCCTGCCATTCAGCATATCCAATGTCACTTTGCCGTCATAATCATCTTGGATTACCCCGTTGATAATTTCCAGCCGTTTCTCCATCGTGGCTTCCTCCAGCGTGTTGGCGGTCAGTGCGGCCAACTCCTCCGCTGTCAGGTCGTATTGCAGGTCTGCGTCTACCGAAGCCGACTGCACCGTTAGCGTTCGTGTCTCGCTATCCACGATAATACCGTGGCTTGCCAGGCACTCCTGCCACTTTCTGTTGGTGAAATACACCGGTGAGGCTATCAGCTCCTTATAAGGCTTGGCTGGCTCGCTGCTTCTCTGCCGGGTTTGTATGGGTGTCACCACGTTCTGCAACTCCTTCAGCACATCCTTCTTTGCTACCGGGGTGGTGGCGTGTCCTTTGTAATAGAAACCGTAGCCGCCCGATTCCAGTTCCCCCGGCTTCATACGTCCGTCCGGGCGGTTCGGCACGATAGGCGCACCGGGATAGTAGAGGTCTCCGCCGATGCGCCGCAGGTGGAAGCCTCCTTGTTGCCGGGGTGTCCAGCCGAGGAAGCCGTGGCAGATTGGATGAAAAGGATGCATGGGCATTCCCACACATCCATACTCTCCGGAACCGATACGGTAGCCGTGCAGTCCCATGGCGACCCGTCCGTTGGCGTTCTGGGCGTGTACGAAGTCTTTTGGCAGGTCGAAGTCGGCGGCCACGATACTCGCAAAGGTGTTGTAGCACCGTTTGTTGGCGGAGTTCGTGCCCCAGTCGGTCAGCGCACGCAGTTGCTTCTCGCTGACAGGATAGGTCAGCAAGGGCGAATCATGCCCCTGCACAATCAAGGCAAACCCTTCGCTGCTTCCGGCAAGGTAGCCACGCATGCCGTTACGCAGCAACAGGTCTTGCATTTCCGGCGGTAAATCCAACGGCCGGGGATTGGTATTCTTTCGGATAGACATATTGTATTCTCTTATTTAATGGTTCAATCAAGCGTCTCCGTTCGCTATCGCTTCTTCCAGTTCTTCTTGCTTCATTTGCAGGAACTTCTCGGCGGTTCCGTCATTCATCGGTAGTTCACGCAGGCGGCAATACCGCTCATACTCCTGTTTCCATGCCTTGGAGTGGTGGGTCACATACCCCAGCCATCCGAACACGCCGCTCTGCACCTTCTCCACAAGCGTTTCTTCCGGATAGAATCTTTCCGTTCCCAATTTTTCATTCATCATTCTTAATTCTTCATTTTCAATTTGCCTGCCCCGTTCTTCTTCATTTCCTCCCACATCTCTTCACTGTATTCCTTTTCCTCCACATAGTCCAGATTGCCCTGTTCATCCATCACCCAACAGCCGAAGCACCCGAAGTTGTATTTTTTCAACCCCTTCTTGTTCTGTTCACGCCATTGGCGTTCATCCCCGATACCGATGCGGATGCCGGTAGGGTCATGCAAGTCAATACCGAGTGTCAACATACTACCTTCATCAACCAGTGTCAAAGGCTCACCGTTCTGTAGGCAGTTCAGTTCGGCGTTGCTCAGTTCAAAATAATCGCAGAAGTATTGCAGGTTACGGCCGATGACGGGTGTCGGCACGGAAAGAATCTGTCCGGTGCCTTCGTCTATTTGGTGGAAGGCTTGCACCTGTCTGCCGTCCGCATCGGTCATGGTAGCCATCACCGCTTTCCCGGCTTCCAGCTTTTGGCAGTTTGCCTCGCTGAACTGTTCCAATCGACTTTGGGCAAGCACCGGATAAAACAGGATGTCCGCTTCCCTTGTTTCGGTTCTGACCAATGCGAAGCGTGTGCGCCCTTGTATGATATTCCCTCCTTCATCCGTGATATGGATAGGCAGCACTGGTGAACGGTAGCCGTCACATACCTGTTGCAACACCGATTGCGGCAAGTCGCCAATCATTTCACGGGTCAGTCCGAATTTTTTGAGGATGCCGTAAGGTATTTCTTCCTCTTTGAATTTGTGTTGATAGTTCATAATCCTTTGGGTATAAGTTCACTTTTGGGGGCAAAATAAATTCATCGTCTGCACCTATATTGGGCGGAAACGATAAATCGTTCCGTTTTTGAAGTTATTTATGGAAACACGGAAAAATCAGACTGTCAATCATACTCCAGGAAAATTCAACCCATTCTGGCGTGTGTTGGTTGCGAGTATGATTCCCAGGTATGATGGCTTATACAAGGTTAAAATTCAGTGCTTTTCCTCCTTTATATATAAAGTAGTCGAAGTTCTCTCCCTACCTTTGTCCGTATGAAAGCGATTCTTATATTATCCATGCTGTCGGTGTGTCTGTCCGCTAAAGCGCAGTTCCACACCGTAGCCAGGCGGCAGCCGGTCTGTCGCATAGACACAAAAAAAGGCCTTCCCCCTGTAGAAAAGGTTTCCAATCCAAATAAGGAGTCTGTTTCTACGGCAGGGAAATTCCCTGCCAATGAGTATGGCGAGTGGGTACGGCGATACATGAGCGTCTCCTATCCGTTGAAGCGTATTACTGTCACTTCGCCTTATGGTCTCCGTATCGACCCTTTCAGCAAGAAGCGCAGTCGGCACAACGGGATCGACCTGCGTGCCAAAGGTGAAGAAGCTTACGCCATGTTGTCGGGCGTGGTGGTCAAGGTGGGGTACGACAGGCGTTCGGGTAACTTCGTCACCCTCCGTCACGGCGGTTACACCGTCAGCTATTGCCACCTT